AATCCTACTCTATTTCGGTCCTATTGTCAACCTCTTTTATTTGAATCCAACCATAGGGATTTTTTGTAGGGTCCTCGATCGGTGTTTCTAGCGCCTCGGTCCTTGGGTGTAACTGCACAAATTGTTCTACATGTTTATAAATAAAATCATGCATACAAGTTTGGTCGCAAAAGTAATTCCACACCCCTCGTGCATTTTGATTACCTTGAGCAATCTTAATTGTTCTTAAAACCTTTGAGCCTTTAACACCACGAACTCTATTCGTGGTGTGTCTTTTATGGCAACTCGGACCATGGCACCATTGGTAATCCATTAGTGCCTCACTTTCCATGATGTTGTTGCTGTTCTATATCCCCAAACATCTAAATCAAAATATACATAATAAGGTACACCTTTTTTAGATGTTCCATAACGAGATTTTTCGTCATGTGTTCCTGTTCTTGTTATATGTTTCTTATGCTTACTTGCCCAGTAAGTGATCTTAAATGGTTTATTTTCTTTAGTCATATTTATCTCTTTCTGTTATGGGACTATCCTATAGGATAATCCCATAATTGTCAATAGTTAATTTAAACTATTTTGTTGCATTTGTTGTCTGGCAAATGCAATCTTTTCATCTCTAGTCATAACCTTTTTATCCTCCAAAAGACTAGCTAGATTATCTGGGCTATAGATTGATAAAGCTAAACTAGAACTTTCATTCATCATTGTTTCATTTAAAACAACACCAACTTTATCTGCAAGTGCTTTTGCTTGGTCAAATGTTCTATAAGATTTTAAACCTAATCTTAAAGTTTTCATTTTACCCTCAACGTAAGAATATAATTGTTGATGTTCTTTGATTACATTGTCGGCAGAAGAAACATACATCTTAAAAAAATTCAAAGTATTTTCATCAACTTTGTAATTTCTTGAATGACAATAACTAGAACCAATAGTCCAAAGTTTAAAATCATTTTCCCAAGCCGATCTAGGTGTAGTGATAGACTTGTCATCATTTGATGATGTATTCCAACCCAAAAATTTATTTACTGCACTTTCATCATTATAATATTTTGGATTTCTTTTTGAGTAGTCATCATTGATTGATAAATTAAAGTCAGGATTTAAACCTTTTGCTTTTAACTCATCACGATAATATGCTCTCGCAAACTTTCTACCCATATCAAATCTTACATGGACTTCATCATTTGCGTCATACTCTCTACCCTCATCATCAACTTTTTTAATTGGATTATGAACATAGAAACAATTATCTTCATACAACTCGCCACCTGCTCTATTGTATTTTTTAATCATTGATCTGATTGTATCAACATCTTCTTGTGGTTGATGATACCTCACAACTTTCTCAATCATGTCTTTTGCTTTAACTCGCATAAGATCATATTGTTCTTTTGCTTGCACCAATTTATCTTTTACCTTATCTTCGTAAAAAGATTGAAATTGGTCAGCAATCACTTTTCGCTTTTCTGCGTTAAGTGTTATCTTTCGTTCTTTAGTCATGCTACCTCTTTCTGTATTTATTTTTTGCATAAATGTTTTTTAACACTTGACAATAGGATAGTCAAGTATTATATTGGATTTAGAACTCTAGGCCTCTGGGTTTAAATGTACCTCTAGGCCTCTGGTTCTGGGACAACTTCTGGTTGTAGTTTGGGATATCTCTCCCACGTTTCTACAACTAGAAATGATCCAAGTGTTCGATTTAGAGGGTTGTACTACACTTAAAATTGGGAAACCTCTGCGATCTACTACAGGTTGTGCGTCACACCACAATTTATTGTCGTCTTCTCATGACCTGTACTGATCCCTGAACCCGCGTTATGTAAGTTAAAAGCTTCACCTGTACAGGTTGTGGGTTCTGGGATCAGTTGTGCGAGTGTTTTATCTGCGAAATGAAATCTTTCGAGGAGCACTGCTGATCCCTGGTCCATCACACTGGAGGTAAACCTAGGCAGTGGGATGATGGACCTGGGATCAGTGAGCACTGGATACAGTGATAGGCCTGTTACCGCGGTTATTAAAACAAAGCACGCTGGCCTCAATCTCACTGGTCATTGCTTGTTGGCGGGCTCTACCGACCCTGTCCATGTGACAGCAGCCTTCACTGGAGAGTGGAGCAACAAGCTTCAAGCAACAGGCGGCAAGCGGCAAGCTTCAAGCAACAAGCTTGACAAGAAAGGATTATAGGATTATAAAGGATATATGAAAACAGAAACAGCATTAAAGATTATAGGCGGCAGCCTGAGCAAGCCAAGCAAGATGCCGGGCTGGTCGATAGGTTTACCTGCGAAAGAATGTAAGACTGGCGGCAAGCTTCAGGATGTGAAGGACTCAGTCTGTTACGACTGTTATGCGCTCAAGGGCTGCTACGTGTTCAAGGTTGTTCAGGATGCACAATACAGGAGGCTGGCAGCTATAAGCTCACCACAATGGGTTGAAGCAATGGCCCACCTGATCAACAGCAAAAAGCCGGACGTGTTTAGATGGCACGATAGCGGCGACGTACAGGACCAGGCTCACCTGATGAAGATCTTCAAAGTGTGTGAGCTCACACCTTCAAAGCGTCACTGGTTACCGACTCGTGAGGCCTGGATCAAGGACCATCTCGACAGCAAGCCAGACAATTTAGTCATACGATTTAGCGCCCCGATGGTAAACCAGCGGGCGCCTGAGTCGTGGCCTAACAGCTCAGAGGTTGTAACCTCAGGGGCTACCTGTCCCGCAGCTCAACAGGACAACGAATGCAGGGACTGCCGGGCATGCTGGGACCCTTCAATCAAAACTATTAAATACGGAAAACATTGAAATGTTTAGACATCCAAACTATTATAAAGAATTACGTAAGCGTAATAAATCGGATCAGGTCATTAGCCACAGCGCCTCGACGGAGGCTAATTCAAGGCGTGCACCTGGTCCGGGCCCCAAGCGACAAGCTTCAAGCGTCAAGCCCCAAGATCCTCAAGCAACAAGCGACAAGCATCAAGCCCCAAGCAGCAAGCGTCAAGCTTAAAGCCACAAGCAACAAGCTCCATGATACGTGAACCACGGAAAAGTTTCACGGTGCCTGAACCGAGGTGCTCAATGCAGATGAAAGTATTGTGTGGATGCTTCACATGAAAGGCGATTTGGTGTGGACTGAAGCGTACCTTGTTACCTGTTGTGACTTTGAGTTCTAATGTAAAAAAGTGGCCATTAACAGTACAACCCAGTAGATCGGGAGTGCCATGTAGGCTAGAGTTTTCAAGCCTAATCCAGGAAATTTTAGGTATAGATTTTTTAATTTTTGCATATAATTTTCGCTCGGGTTTCAAGGTAACTAGGGTGTCTAATCTGGGGAGTTAGGCGCGATAATTAACTTTTGTTTTGTATGTTTCAATACAACACGAACCATACTATGTCCAATTATATTTGACTCTTGCACCTCAATTCTTTTTATTTCTTCAAGGTGACCATTAACATCAATATAAATTCTAGCATTGGATATCGCATTACCCTTTTTGCCATCAGTAAATTGGTCTAAGTATTCCTGTAGATGTTTAACAAACATTATTGACTTTATAGGATAGTTACCTTAAAAAGTCAACATGGGACTACCAAAGAGACTTACAGAAATGCAACAAAGATTCGCCGAGTTTTTAGTATTCGGTGGACCTGACGGACCTATGACACAAACAGAGGCAGCAATAGCTGCTGGCTACAGTCCTAAACGTGCAAGACAAGAGGGCTCTGAACTTTGCAATCCAAAACAATCACCACTTGTTGTTAAGTATATTGGTCAGTTAAGAGAAGAAAGAATTAGAAAACATGAAGTTACTTATGAAGGACACGTAGCAGAACTTGCTAGACTTCGTGAGGCCGCTTTGAAAAAAGGATCATTCTCCTCAGCAGTGAATGCGGAAGCAAACAGAGGAAAAGCAGCAGGACTATACATAGATAGAAAAATAATAAAGACAGGAAAATTAGAGGACATGTCAGAACAAGAGCTAGAAGCAAAAATGAAACAGATTTTAGACGACTACTCACAGATAATTGATGTGACTCCATCTAAATCTTCTGAATCTTCCTTACCCAAGCCCGAGGAATCATCGTCCGATCCCCAAAAGTAATCCCGTCTTCATCTTTATCGTAAGACGCAAACATCTTAATATGTTTATCAGTCTTCTCATACAACCAACCTTCGTTAACTGGATAAGATAATTTCATCTTATCAAATTCTTTTTCGTTAGCCCAGCCAGAGTCACTGACGCAATCAATCCACTCCACTCTAACTTTAGAAAAAGGTATATCGGTGGACTTATCAGTTAACGATACTTTTCTTCTTTTTCTAGGCATTCCAGGTTTTACTCTTTCGACACCTAATTGACAATTTATTTTTTTGTTGCGCTAAAAATAAAAAAAAGTGAAAAGGTATCGCAAATGCCAAAATTGATCTATAAGCGTTGGTACATAAGGCTTATTTTTCGACACCCCCCCCCTCGCAAGGGTATCGCAAGGGTATCGCAAGTGTCGAATTTTTAGTCAAAATAGCCTGAAAATCGGGGTTACCTTAAATTTGCGACACCTTTTCGACACCCAATCGACACCCAATCGACACCCTAAGTGTCGAATTATAATATCTCTTTTGCCTTAATCTTGCCATAATATAGCTCCATTACTGCCATCTTTTCCTCAGCCAAACCGATCTGATGCAACAGTTTATCGACCTCGCCAGTGATGTCCGGGTGATCAGGTATCACTAGTTCTTGTTGACTGTAACACTCAATCTTGTATCTCGCGTCCTCGATCTCTGCTTCGTATCTCTTCTTTAGAACCGTTCTAAGTTTCTCATTCATAATTCCATCTCCTCATTGTTATCTTACCATGTTCGTCTTCGTACATGACCCATGACTTTTTACCATCAAAATAATAGCCATGTACTTTTCTTTTTATTTTCATAGTTCCTCCTTCACATATCTTTTTAGTTCTTTGTCCTGAACATTATCGGGTATATTATTCTTATAAAATATCTCGTAGCTATCGCTGCCATACTTACCTATACCAAATAATTTTGTTGCATCCTCACCATCCCATGTCATATACTCTTCGGTCATTCTCCATATCCTGTGTGCTCTAACACTCTTCATGCCAAGATCTTTTAACATCTCTGCTATCGTATCTTTATCTGATTCGAATATCTTTTCTGGTGTTGGAAATTTTTTAAAAAACTTTGGTAATATTTTTTTAACTTTCTTGCGTCCTGTCTGGTTTAAACAGATCACACCAACCATATGCTGCCATACGTTGTCGACCTGTTGTTGAACCATTAGATCATCACGCACTAAAGTCCTCTGCTTTCATGGGTGTTGTTTTTTCTTTCTCATCAAAAATTAGGTCATGATACATGTCTAATCTCTTCAAAAACTGATGTTTATATTGCCTTAATTCTGCCCCACTTACGACAAATTCTTGATAATATAGGTCAGGCGTGCATACCATGATAACTCCTTGTTCAATCTTGGAGTTGTGGACGTAGTCGTGTGCCATGGCGTATGCTGCGATTTGCAGATAATAATCTTCGATCCATTCTTTCTT